AAGCCGGTAAAACCCGCGGCCTGATAGGCGAGCGGGCCGGGCAGCACGCTGGTGTTGCGCTGCTGCATCCGGTACGTCCTGCGAATTATCGGGCCTGCGGGGCTACTCCGACCGATCCCCCTTACGGGGTGTGTGCGCCGTCGTCGCGCATGCTCCACATCAAGACCGCGCCCGTTTATCCGTCACGCCCCCGGCAGGGCCGATCGGCAGCCGGAGGGGACGCTGCCGCAGGACTCTCAAAATCTTGCCGGGTTGCGGCGTCCCGCGCCCCCGGCGGGGCAACTAACTGCGGGTTACTGCGCGCCCGCGAAAAAGCCCTTGATCATGCCCCACACACCGGCAGCGCCGCCGATGGTGCCCAGCGTGCCCGCAGCCTTTACGATGGTGCGCATGCCAGTGATTGCCTTGTCGTGATCTGCGAGCATCGCGTCGCGTGTCACGCCTTCGCACTTGAGGTCGTCCATCTTCGTCTCGACTGCTACCAGGCGCTCGGTGTGCTCATGCTGGCGGGCCTCAATGCGCTCAAGGGCTCGGAACAGGCGGTCCTCATTCATCGCGGCCCCCTTCCACCCAGGCGCGCATGTTCGCCTTGTCGGCGTTGCACCGGGCCAGCGTGGCCTTGAGGTCATCGCGCTCTTCCAGAAGGTCGCCGTTGGTCTCGTGAGACGACGCGGGAAGCGGCGTTTCGCGCATCAGCGATGCGGGCGGCGTCACGCGGTGGATTTCCGGCATCGGCACGACCTGCTTACTCGGCGCGCAGCCTGTCACGCACAGCAGCAGGCAAAGGAGAATTGTACCAATCGCGTACGGCTTGATCATTACGCACCGCCTCTTGCGTGGCGCGGCGGGTATCGTCCCGGCGGCTGTTGATGGTGGCAACCGCCGTGTCGCGGTCCACGATGGCCTTGTCGCGGCGGCGGGCTTCTGATTCTGCGGCGCGCAGGGCCTTGCGCCCAGCCTCCACGCCAGCCTCAAGCGTGGCGACGTGCTGTTGCGCCAGCGTGAGGTCGGCCTTGGCCGCGTCAAGCCGCAGGCCCTGCACGTAGAGGGCTGCGGCAAGGGCGAGAGCCACGGCGGCGGCTATCAGCGTAGATTTGAGGCCCATCACTGCACGTCCTTGAGACAGAGGTCGGCTATCGCGTTGCGCCGGTTGGCGAGGCCACGGACACGCGTCTTGCCTTGGTTGATCGTTACCCGCCATTCGCGCAGAGCTTCGCACCCCTCGCGGTAGCGACCGGCACGCCAAAGCTCGGCGGCCTTGCTGCGGCACAGTGCGGTCGGCCCGGCGTTGTATGCGCTGTCCACGGCGGCGGCGAGGATATGCGGCTTGTCGGAAAGCTGCGGCAGGCAGTCCACGACGGGCTGGGCATGGCTGACAAGGGCGGTGTCCAGGGACTCGCGGCACTCCTCGGCGGTGTACCGATGCCCGACCTCCACATCGCGAGTGTCGCCGTAGCACTTGGTGGGCACGCCTGCGATGTCTAAGTACCCGACAGGGCGGTTGCCCTCCCACTGCGGCGTCACAGTGTACAGGATGGCCGCAGCGGCGATGCCTACAACCTTGGCGAGCGTGCGCTTATCGGCCATTGCCAAACCCCTTTGGGTAGAGGATTCGCTTTGTCTTGCGCTCCCACCATCGGGAGACGGCGCGGGCCATCTTGGGCGGGATGCGAAGGGAAAGGAGGCGGCAGCACACGTGCTGGGCATTGAGGTGGTGTTGCAACCATGCGCGCATCAGGCCCCCTAGAGGGCATGGGGCATGCCGCCATGGCAGAGGCCCCCTTGTGCGTGTCGGTGGGCTGCATGTTGCCCAGCGCGGCGCGTGCCCTTTGCCGGTATCGTAGGCCCCACATCGCGCGCGAGCGCAAGAAAACGACCCGTGGAAATGGGGGTTTCCACGGGTTTGCGTGGCCCGCGTTATAAATTGCAAGGAACTGCTTGCAATTTATTCCGGGGTGCGTATATTGGAATCAACGAGGCGAGGGAATCAGCCCGGAGCCGACAGCACTAGGAGCAAGTCCATGACGACCGAACCTATCTACACCGTCCATACCCTCAACTTCGCCGACGACCTCGACGACAGCCTGCGCGCCGACATATCCGGCGACGACGACGGGTGCGACTATGAGCTGTACGGATCTTACGACGGTTGTGACCACAACCTCGGATACGTCCAAATCCTGTGGTGCCCCGATACCATGCGTGCGGGACTCGTCTACGTCGGCAGCGGCAGCAGCGGCGCAACCTCGTGGACGGACGCAGACAGCCCCCTTGACGCTATTCGCAGGTACGTTGAGGACGAAATGAGCAACTAGCCTCTAGCCCCATGCCTTCCCCGATCGCCGGGGTAGGGGTTGGGATTGGAGACAAACCACAAAACAACGGGAGACCGACATGTTGACCATCACCACCGCCTACGAAATCACTGCCGAAATGATGGGCCGCCTGCCCAAGCCCGCGCTAGTCGCACTCGTTGAAAGCATCAGCGGCAACGCGTGGGCCGACGAAGCCGATAACGCTCACCACCACATCGCCGGGCTGCTGCTGGAATCTGCGGGCCTGTCCGTGGTGCGCGACAGCCAGAACGGCGAAGTCCTTTCCGCGCGGGGTGCCTAATGCTCACCGTTCGCCAAGCCGCAGCCCTTGTTGGCAAGCCGCCGGATACCCTCTATGCCGCAATCAGCCGGGGAAAGCTGCGGGTTAAAAAAATGGAGCCAGGCCGCACCGTGCTGATCGACCCCGACGACCTTGAGACATGGCGCGCATCCGCCAAGGTCGGTCGCCCGGCCAAAGAAAAGGCCCCTGGTTAGGGGGCCTCTTGCATTCTCGGCGCGCCCAGCGGAACGGGCGGCGTGTGGCGGATCACGGCCTCGTGCGTGTGCACCAGCGTGCCGCAGTCGTTGCACAGGTAGGTGCGGGTCTTGCCGCTTCCGATGTCCGGCTCGGTTCGCAGCACCCGGCAGTCGTCGCCTGGACGCCCGGCCCGCGCGCATTCGGGGCAGCGGATGTTGTTGCGTGGGCGGCTCATGCTCTCTCCAATTTCGCATTCGCGTCACTGATAGCCGCGCACAGGGTGCGGCACAGGGGCCACGACTCGCCACCGCCCATCACCGACAGCAGGCCGAAGAACAGGTCGAGCACTGCGGCGGGCAGGAGCAGCAGGCAGCACACGGCGATGGTTAGGCGCGCCACGCTACACCTCCCCGTCATCGTCAAGAACAACCACACCAAGCTGACCCATGCGACGAACAACCGGTGCGCCCGGCTTGTAGGGGCTGGTTCCAGCGCCGCACTCGCAGATCTCCACGTCTCCGTCCGTCGCCACTCCGGTGTCGTTGCAGCGGGGGTAAGCATCCTTGTCCTGTCCGGCCAGCGCGTCGAGGTCGCGCAGGGCTGCGTCCAGGGCGTCGATGTCCGAGATGTTGCCGCAAGAATCAGACACATCACGCGCCGCCTCCACGACGCGCTGCATGCGGGTGCGCTCGATGCACACGGCCTGCCACTGCTCACGGCTAATGGTGATGCGGCCTGGCATCGGCGGTCTGGCTGGCGGTTCCGGGCGTTCGCTTGGATCACGCGGCGGGTTGACTCCGATGGGCATCTTCCTACCCTCCCACGCTGATGGACACGTGGCTGAACAGCCACGCGACGATTTCGGCCAGCTTCCACAGGCCAAGGGGCACGAAGGTGACCAGAAGAAAGCCAATGACGCGATACAATGCAGATAGGTCTGGTAAATACCCACCCACGTCTACACCCTCCCCGGCCGCCGTCTCGCGGCCCATTCTCCGCGCAGGTGCGCGACAATTCGAAACGCGGCCTCGACCGCGATGCACAGGCCACGCGGGCCGAAAACCACCACGCAGGCGATGGCCGCCGCGTACAGCGCAAACCGCACAAGTTCGTAGGTGATGGCGTCGATCATGCGGCAGGCCTCCCCAGCAGCCCGGCCAAGCGGGACAGTTTCTCGCGCTTCTGTGCCGCGACAAGTCCTGTGCCGTACACCAGCGCCATCTGCTCGCACATGATCTGCACGTCGGCGATCTCGCTGGCGACCTCTTCCGGCGTGCCGCGCCCGTCAAGCGCGTGCATCAGCGCGGTGATGAGCTCGCCGCACTCCTCGACGGTCTTGAGCATCTGCGGGACATAGCCCCAGCGGTCCAGAGCCATGGCGTAAATGCTGGCACCGCCTTTTACGCCGTCCGTTTCGTCGGGGATGAGGGGGTGGGTCCAGCTAGAACCGCTCATATTCCCACCCTCCCTTGACCCACTTCACCGCCACGAAGGTGAACCAAGGCTTCTGCGCCGCTGCGACCTTGATCTTCACGCGGGCGTCGTCTTCCCAGTGGCCCTTGACCTCGTGGAGTTCGATGCGACCGTCTGCAAGAATGACGAGGAAGTCGGGCGTGTAGAACGTCTTGTCGGCCAGCCGCAGTTTGAAGCCCTCATAATCCCACCCCACCACCCTTCCCTTGCGCTCCAAGGCGGCCAGATGGTCGGCATACCGTGCCTCGGTCTGATTCATGCCTTCGGTGCGGTAGGTGCGGCCGGGATGCGGAGTGCGCGCCTGGGCGAGTATCGGCTTGCGCTGCGTCGCGCTGACTGATGGGCGAGGAGGTGACTGCTGCGCCTGTTGCTGCTGCCACTTGGCAAGGCCCCCGGCACGCTGAATATCTGCTGCGGTGACTCTCACAGTTCCACCCCGCACAGGTCGAGCCGAGCCTCAAGGTCTCGCACGACGCCGCCCAGCCTACGCACCTCGTCCGGGTGCGGACAGTCCGCGCATGCATGCTGCGGCACGGTGGGAACAGGTTTTTCCTGCTGCGCGGCTCCCCATACCTCGGCAACAAGTTCTGCAACCTTGCGAACGTGCGGCTTCCCATCCCTGTACAGGCTCACGGTTCCAGCCTTGGAAACAGCCAGCACGAAGCCGCACCTGCCCATGACCTTGCCATCGGCGGACACGCCGTAGCCGGGGAATCCGTCAATGTCGCGGTATTCGCTCATGCCTGCATCCTCCCGCTCAGCCTGCGGATCACGGCCAACGCCCCGCGTCGGTTCCGTTCCGTCTGCTCCTCGCTCCACTCCAGCGTTTTCCCTTGCCCCGGCGGGAGGGCCATCGCATCCTGCGCGCGGGGGGGCGGTTCGGCCTCCACCGCCTCGCAAAGGGCGGCGATTTCAGCGATGGTCGGCCAGTACTTCGACGCCTTCCGGTGCCGCTTCACGGCCTCCGCGATCGTCGCCGGGCGAAAATGCCCGAGGTCTTCGGCCCATATTTTCGCCATGGCGAGAATCGCCGCGTCCTCCATCCTGGCCGCCGGGTATGCGATCGCGCACTTTCCCAGCGCCTCCTTGATCGCCATCAGCACGGCGGCTGCCTTGCGGCTCTGCCCCGCCGCCCGTGGGCCGGTTGTCGCCGTAGGCTGCGGCGTAAAGCTCTGCGGTACATGCATCGGGGTCTACTCCTTCGCTGCGCAAATAAGCGCGGGCAATGGCGTTGCGGTCCTGGACGTGCTTCGGCACACCACGGTCTGGCTGGCGCTGTTGCGGCGCTGCGCGTGCTGGGGCTGCCAACCAGAGACGGTCGGCCAGAAACTTCTGCGGGGTGGGGATGTAGCGTCCGCCGTCGCGCTGCCACTGGTCCGAAGCTTCCCACTCGCATAGCGAATCAAAAAGCTTCGAGAGGCCGGGATACGCCTTGGCCTTCTTCATGGCGCGCCATGCAGGGATGCAGGCGTGGATGGTCTGGCGGGCTCGTACCGGGTAGGCATCGAAGAACTGTTCGAGCTCGATGTCGGCTTCGACGATCTGTTCGGCAGGATCAGCTGCGGCCTCTTCACCCCGTCCACCCCCCAACGGGGGGGTAGGGGGGGTTCTGCTATCTTCTTCTGTCTCTGTATCTGTATCTGAATCTTTGCTCCGGAGTTGCTCCGGAGTGACTCCGGAGTTTTGGCCCTTCTTCCGCGACCATTCGTCACGGTATTTCAATATGTTGGGTATGCTGATAGTCAGTGAATTTTCGGAAAAATCTGCCGCGATAATTCCTAAATCCGCGCAGTTTTCGACGAAAATCCGCAGTTTTTTGATCGAAAACCCGGTGGTTTTGCGCCAAAATGCGATGGGGTAGCTGACGCTGGTGCGGTCACTTCCGGCCTCGATCTGCCCAGCGACTGTCTCAAGGACGAGCCAGTAAAAGCCGTACCCCTCCAGCCCAAGTTCGGCCACGAGGCGCGCCATCTTCTCATCCTGGTGCGCGCCGGTGAGGTGCTTGATCCACCTCATGCCGCAACCCCTTCGGGAACGCTCCCCCGCCTCTTGTAGAAATAGCCCATGATGCGGGTGCGCTCTTCACGCGACCATCCCAGTTCCTTCTGGCGTGCTGTGACGGCGTTCAATTCCAACGCGTCCAGTGGATGGAACCACATGGGCGACGGCATCACGCCGTGCTTTTCGACCCACAGGCATCGCCGCCATGCATCATCCGGCGAGTCGTTGAACCCGATGAGGATCAGCGACCGGATGTACTTTTTTGCCACCTTGAACCGACGCAGCAGGGAAAAGGCGTTCTCCCACGCATCGGCCACGGACATGGCGTCCAATGCCAGACGGCACAGCGGGCGATGAACGCGGGCTATCCGCTCCGCGTGGTGTTCGGCCAACAATCGGGCATCCAAGCCCTGATTGAAGTCGCACCATCCCCAGCGTTCAAGGCGGTCCATCACCCTGTCGAAGTGGGCCGGGCTGGCCGCAAGGATGTTGTTGTCGCAGAGGATGGGCAAATCAAGCCAATCTTCCAGTTCGCACAGGCCGCCCGGCTCGATCAGGCCGCGTCCGATGCCGCAGAAGCCGCACCTGTTGGGGCAGCCGGTCGTCGTGCGCGTAGCCCATGCGTTGACCCGTTGCAGCACACCCGGAGAATCGACGCCTACGCGCACGTAGGGCAGGTCCGCGAAGTATCCCGGCATCAACTGCGCTGCCGGGCCGCCAATCAGCACGTTGTCCCACAGCAGCCCGCCCTGTTCGATGTCGTGACGCACTTCGGGTAGATTCCACGTGAAGGGAATGGAGACGCACAGCGTGCGACCGTCAAGCCACGTGGACGGCCCGCGCGGCCAGTCTGCCTTTATGGCACGCGCCCTTACCTGCGTATCAAGCAACACCCCTACCCCTCCTTCGCCGCCCGATACAGCCGGGCGAGGACACGGTGACGGCGCATTGCGCTGGTGCGGATGTGCTGCTTGTACGGGCGACGCATCAACGACGACAGCGCGCGCATGCGCATCAAAATCCGTTGACGCGGGGTCAGGTTCAGGCTATTCATTTGGTACCTCGTTCGTGGTGAGGTTGCGACTTGATGCCCTCGGTTCCCGCCGGGGGCTTTTCTTTTGCCATTTTCCGTTCTTGCACCGCTTCTCGCACCATTCCTTGCTGAGCCACTGCCACGGCGGATCGGTCATCGGGCATGGCCGAAGGTGTGGATATGCGCCAAGCAGGATGTGCCCGGCCCGCACGCTTATGGCCCCGACGTCGGCTGGCGTCCGTGGGCGGCAACGGTGCGGGTCGTAGGGCGTCACGCAGCCTTTCCCTTCCGCAACACGCGCTCCAGGCTCCCCCCATCACCACCCCTCCAGCCCCAATTGGCATTGCGCGCCTTGAAACCCCCCGCATGCTCGCACACGGGGTTAAGGTGGCACTCTTCGCGCTGGCCGCAGGGCAGATTCAGGGCGGTGACGTGGAGACGCTGGCAGGTGCGCAGTTGCGGCGCGTTGACGACAGCCCAGGCGTCGGGACTGCTTGCGGCCTTTATGGCCAGTTTCGCCATGCGCTGGTAATCGCGACAACGCAGCCTGTGGCGAACCGGGTCATCCCAGTAATAAGCGCGAGCTTTAGCGTTCAGTTCGTCGCGATGGGCTGCCTTATAATTCCGTGAGTGAGCCCTGCGAGCCTCTGCGTTGCGATGGTAGTACGCACGGGCGGCAGCCCTACACGTTTCCGCGTTGTCCTTCGCCCACTGTTTGCGGTAGGCCGCGATGTATGCCTTCTTGTGCGCTACGTTGCACGGCGCGCACCGCTTGGCTGCGTGGTGGGCGAGTGAAGCTCCGCAATCAACGCAGATGGGCATAGCTACTGCCTCCCCCGCACTTCCGCCGCCGCGAGCTCATCGCGGTCCCTGGCGCGAACGAACACGTCTTCCAGTTCCTTGATGGCGGCGGCGAGTTTCGGCGACAGGTCGGTGTAGCGCTGCCCGGCGTTGGCGGCCTCGATGTAGCGGGCGACTGCGCTGAACCCTTGCAGACACTCTTCGGCCATGCTGGGCGCGTCGGGCGCGCCGTGAATGGGCCGGACGGTGTAGCCGCAGGCGGCGGCGATGAACTGGAGGGGAGCCGGGCCGATGACGCGGATAATCGGAATCAGCGTAGCCGCGCCCAGTTTGGCGAGGGGATCGTTGCCGTTCAACTCGCGCTTGAGGGTCGGGTATTCCTTGCCAACAAGGGGGGCCAGAGCCTTGATGCTGATGCCCTGCTCGTCCATGGCGCTTTCGATGACTTCGAGGATGCCGCCGCCCATGATCTTTCCCTCGCAATTCGATAATTTACGGTTGCTGGTGGCGTGCTATGTTGCCACCATGAGACACGCCCATCTGCACATCACCTCTCGCCGTTGCCGCACCGGCCCGGTCGCCGTGGTTCGCATCACCGCAGGCGGTGTGCTGGACTGGCGCACGGTGTACCTGCCGACGCTCGGCCTGCCGGGGCCGACGCTCGACGCCGTGGTCAGGACTGCGCTTCGGCATTCGTTTGCCGGGCACGGCGTGCGCGTCGCTGCGGAGTATTGGCTGCGGCTTCCGGGGGAGTAGGTGCGAGATCAGGGCGCAGGCTTTCAAAGGGTATACGGAACGCGCGGGAGTACGCCGCGCACGACTCCGCATCAGGCTTCGAAAGGCCCTTGCAGTGTCGCCAGACGGTAGGAACCGTCAGCCCGGCGGCTCGTGCCATCCCGGCTACGGTCAGGCCTTTGTCGATACGGATTTGTTCGATAGCGTTCATGGGGTGGATATTACATCGACGCAATGAGGAGGTCAAGGATTTGCCGCATGCCGATGTAACGTGGTCCCTGATAGGGTTTGAGCCTATGAGGGCAAAATCCGTCAACGACAAGGCATGGAGCGCGATCCTGTCGCGTATCAAGGAAAGGCGCGCCGACGGATTGACTTTTGAGGCGCTTGGAAAGCTGCTTGGCGCATCTGCGCCTACCGTGAATAGGTGGATCAAGGATGGCGTAGGCGGCGAGTCAACTCCGTTTGTCAACATGCTCCGCTACATGGAAGTTCTCGGCGTAGATTGGGGCGATGTGCTCACCGGGCTAAAGCCCGACGAGTGCGGATATGGCTACGTCAGGAAAGTGCAGGCCCGGCTTGGCGCTGGGTCTTCCCTGGTCACCAACGGCGACGTTGAGGGCCTGTACGCATTCCGGCAGGACTTCATCGTGGAGATGGGCGGCAACCCCGAAAACCTTGTCCTGTTCGATGTGACCGGCGACAGCATGGAGCCGACGATTCCCGACGGGGCCACAGTGCTGGTTAACCTTCGGGACACCGACGTGAGGTCGGGCATGATCTACGCAGTGCGGGTGTGCGACGAGCTGATGGTCAAGCGCCTTTTCCGCAACCCCGGCAGGTTGGTGTGCAAGAGTGACAACGAGGCGCGGCCCGACATTGAGGTGTCTGGAGAAGACGCCGACTTTTCGGTGTTTGGCCGCGTCAGGTGGACCGCCCGGCGCATGTGAGGAGGAGCATGAAAAGGATTGCGGCGCTCATGATGCTTGCCGCGCTGGTGGGACCGGCGCAGGCACAAGACGTCACCATCACCAAGGGGCAAGGCGGCGAAATCATCATCACCGGGGGCAAGCGTACTCCACCCCGCGTTGAGACGTCGGAGGAAACAGAGGCGCGTCGCGCTGCCCAGGAACGCGCCTTTGAGTCTGGTACGGCGCGGACGATCCAGCAGCAGGAGGCGCGCGAACGTGCAGCAAGTGCTGCCGCTGTGCGAGATGCTGAATGGAGAGAGCGCGAAGAAAGTCAAAAACGCCAGCGTGATGCAGAAGAATTGGAGCGCCAGCAGGACCGCGCCAAATACTATGAGCGCAGGGCGAACAAGTCTGAAAGCGCATGGGGGCACGCCTACAACAAGGACGAGCAGCGCGACGCCCAAGAGAAGGCCAACAAACTCAAGATGAAGCTGTCGCAGCCGTAGACCACATCCGGCCAAAAACCGCAGCCATGTCACCGCCCACCACAGGGGGGTGATTTTTTTATGCCGCATTATTACATCGGCGCAAGTTTTTTGTTGCCTTGCGCGTTGCGTCGATGTAATCTCCAAATCACCAACGCCGCACCACCCAGCGAACACGGCTCGAGGGCCAGAGTAGCACAGGGGGGCGCGGCGAAGGTGCCCCAGCCGGTCAGTAGCGAGGGGGCGAAAGGGAGGGCCTGAACCGACGGCCCAAGCGAGTAGCCAGACCAAGACCGAAGGCCACAGGGCTGGGATTGGCTTAGGACCTACACAAAAACCTACTACAAAATGGAAAAATCATGACCAGCAACAAGAAGTTTTCCGGCAAGGCCGCTACCGCCAAGCGCATGAACCGTTTTGGTTGCACCAGCGGCGTGCGTTGGGACGTACATTCGTGGATGTGGAGACGGTTTTGCGAGGCGCGCCACACTCTGGAAGCTTGCCGCAATAGCTAGGCAAAGAATGTGGTTGGTCTGGACTATGCCCCGGCCCACCACACAGGAGGAGACATGCGCACCATGACGACCAACATCGGCAAAGGCAGCACCCGCTACAAACTGGTTGTGACCGACGTGCGGGACATCAGCATCGGCTACCGCGTGTGGGGAGACGACGTGGAGCGCGCCAGCGGCGTGTGTGTCGAGGCCATTGCCGTGTTCACCGGGCTGGTGGTGCGCAGCGGCTACGCGGAGCGCGTCGATGCGCTGCGGGCAGGATTCGAGGAATGGCTGGCTGCGAAGGAAGCAGAACGCGCGGCGTGTGCCGCCAAGATGCAGGAGGCGGCGTAGCCATGGCAATCGAATACATTGGCGACATCATGCCGAAGACGCCGCAGCACATCGAGGACAAGCTGACCGCGCTGGCGAAAAAGGCGACGCAGGGGAAGGCGGGTATTTTCCCCCCGTACACCGGAGAGATGCAGACACAGGACCAACAAACCATCGCGACGTTTTGGATGCGTCAAGCAGAAGGCATGGCACTTACCATAACCGGAGTATTGCCGTGCTCTGTTGCGGAGAGCGACGCGAATTGTGCGCTGCACACCTCCCTCCACAACGCGGCCCCCGCCCTTCTCGCGGTAGTGCGCGCGGCGCGGGCTCTGGATGCATACGCTGGCACCAGTGAAGAGCGCAAAAGGAAGACTGCACTTCGCGACGCCCTCGCCTCCCTCGACGCGGTGGAGGTGTGACATGCGCTACCGCTACGATCCCGCGCTGCACGCGCTGTACGCCGTGATGCGCAGGGGGTGCCTGCTGGTCCGTGTCGTTGGCCGCGCCCTGCCTGAACTGCGGGCGCAGTGGGAATTTTACAAGTCCGCCGGGTTCGTGGCGGCGTAGGGGGAATCATGACCCGCCTGACCGACGCTCTCGCCGCCGCCCTTATCCCAGCCGCCTTAGGCCTGCTCATGGCCGCGCTGATCGTGTGGGCGTGGAGCTACGCCTGCTACCTGGGCTGGCGCTACATCGACGGGGTGATGTGATGGCTCCCGCACGTAACCACCCCGCGCGCAAGCGTGAGCCTGCCCTGCTGTTCGTGGACAGCCTGCCCCACAACTGCCTGCACTGCGAACACCACCGCGTCGTCAGCATGGGCTACGACAGCGACGCCATCGCCTGCAAAGAGGTGGTGCAGACCATCCGCGACGGCGGGGTGGACCTGGCGCTGGACGAGGTGATCGTGCGCATTGACGGGGGGCAGCACTGCGAGTGCTGGACGCCCATGACGGCAGGGAAAGCGCTGCGCGTGTGCGGCGAGAGCTATGTCGATCAACACCACGGGATGTGGGGGTAGCCATGACCTCCTTCGCCCTTCTCCTCCTCGCCGTGCTGACCGTGGCCTCCGTGCGAGCCACGCGCCGGGGGCGGCGATGATACCCGGGTCGCCCATGCCGGACGACTGCGACGACATGCCCCCTTGCATGCGCGAAGCCATGCGCCGCGCTGCCCTTGAAAACAACGACATAACCGACTTCGGATAGGAGCCGCCATGTCCCAGGTAACCAGCGAACTGATGCCCACTGCCCATGCCACCCCGGCACCGGCCAACTACATGCCCGTCACGGACCTTGTGGCGCAGGTCGGCCACATCCAGCACGTGATGAAGGCCGTCATGAAGGACGGCGAACACTTCGGGAAAATACCCGGCTGCGGCGACAAGCCTACTCTGCTCAAAGCCGGGGCCGAGAAACTGGCCATGACGTTCAGGCTCGCGCCAGAATACGACATTCAAGAGCGCGAAATGCCCGGCGGACACCGCGAGTACCGCGTGACCGTGCGCCTCGTATCCATCATCACCGGAACCATGGTCGGGTCCGGCGTCGGCCTGTGCTCCACCATGGAGGGCAAGTACAGGTTCCGCGCCGGAGACGGCGAAGTGACGAGCGTTGCCGTGCCCAAGGCATATTGGGACACGCGCCGTAGCGATCCGGCAGCCGCATCCAAACTGCTGCGCGAAACTGCCAACAAGGCTGGCCTTGAGGGCTCCAAGTTCGGCACCAAAAAGGACGCGGAAGGCCGCTGGATGGTCAGCACCCACGGCGAGCGCGTCGAACACGACAACCCCGCAGACTACTACAACACGGTGCTCAAGATGGCGAAGAAGCGCGCCCTCGTGGACGCGGTGCTCACCTCCACTGCCGCCTCAGACATCTTCACGCAGGACATCGAGGACATGCCCGAAGTCATTCCGGGCGTCGCCAAGGGCCAGGCGCAGCATCCCCAACAGGCCCAGCAGCCCACGGCGTCCAGCACCGCGTCTGTCGGCCAGCCCCCGGCACCGACACAAGCCCAACTCAAGACGCTGCATGATGTTGCCAAGGCGGCCGGGTTTGATGCTGCCGGTCTGCTTACCCTGTGCAACCAGCACACCGGCGACACGCTTGAAGCGGTGAATCAGCTTACCCGCGACGAAGCGCTGGCGATCACCTCCTCCATCAAATCCGGCCAGTACAAGCCGACCGCAAACCAGCAAATGGGCAACATGCCCGAGGACTTCTAGCCATGACCGAATCCACCGGCATCATCGAGCCGCAGATCACCGAAACCCTGCCGTCCATCACGCTGAACATCGAAGAACTGGAACGCTGGGCGCGCGGCGTTGTCGAGCCGTATCAGGGCCTCGTCGTCACCGAAGACCAGGTACCCGCCATCAAGTCCGAAATGGCCGCGCTCAACAAGGTCAAGGACAAGCTGGAGACGGCCCGCAAGGAGGCGGTGCGTCGCGTCAGCGCCCCGATCAGAGAGTTCGAGGACCGCATCAAGGCGGTCACCGCCATCATCGTGGAGGCCCGCTCCGGGCTGGACATGCAGGTCAAGGCATTCGAGGAGCGCCAGCGTGCGGACAAACAGCGCGAGGTCGAATTCCTGATTCGCGACACGCTGGATCAGCACAAGGTACCCGGCCTTGAAATCCAGATTCAGGCCGCGTGGTTGAACAAGTCCACCCCCCTCAAGACGGTCAAGGCCGAAGTCGAGGCCATGATCCTCGGCCACATCCAGCGAGAGCGCGAAATCGCGGAACTGGAACGCGCCCGGCAAGACCGTGCGCTGGCCGTTGAAAACCACCTTGCCGCGCAGAACCTCGCCAACGGCACCGCCGTGCCGGTCGCCATGTTCCAGAACCAGATCGCGGGGGGTGCCCCGCTTGCCGATGTGCTGGCTGAGGTCACCGCCTACTGCGCGGCCCAGCGTGAACGCAACGAGCACATCACCACGCCGCGTGTTGCCGTTCCCGCGCCCGCCCCCGTGATGCAGCCCGTAACGCCTGGCGCAAAGCCGCCTCGCCGCATGGCGATCACCGCCACTTACGATGCCGTCAACGCGGGGCGCGTGCGCGATGCCGTGCAGCAACTCCGCGCCCTGTGCACGAGTTTCGACATCAACGTTGTCGAACTCGAAACCACCACCGCCTAGGAGACCCCACCATGGCCCCCCGCAAGCAGACGACCGTGACCGAAGAACAGGCCCCCACCCTGCCGCTGCTGCCCGAAGATGGCGGCGCGACCGATGCGGACATCGAAGCGACTGCCGACGAGCACCGCGACTGCACGACCTGCGCCCACATGCCAGCCTCGCTGGCGGCGCGCTGGGTCAACGGCGAGCTCGTCGTGTCGTGCCCGAAGTGCGCGGGCGACAACCCGGCCCCCGGCATGCGCTGCAACCACTGCGGCGACGACATGCCCGGCTATCCGCAGCCCTGCGACGGCTGCGGCCAGCACCCGCTCAGGATGCTGGGCGAGGGCGAAGAGCCCTATGCCGACATGCCCGACAACTGGACCCCCAAGACGCGGCCCGGCGGCGGCAACACCACGTGGGTGCGCGAGGAGACGATCACCGTCACCCAGCCGCTCACCGATGCCGAGAAGATCGAATACGGGCAGGAAATGGCCGACGCGCTGGGCGAGATCACCCGGATCGAGGGTGAGCTTGACCAGCAGAAGAAGTACTTCAAGCGCCTGATCGAGGAGCAGGAGAAGGTGGCGAAGGACGCCGCCCGGCTGTATCGCGACGGCAAGGAAGAGCGCGAAGTCTACTGCGACCTCCTCAAGGACTGGAACACCATGGAAATGGTGTGGACCGAGGCCGCGCCGCCGCACGCCGAAGTCATGCGCCGCCCCATGACCGAGCAGGAGCGCCAGCTTTCGCTGCTTGACCTGCCGGAAAAGCCCGCCTCCGACACCGGCGACGATCCGGACGGCGAAATGCCCGGCGACGACGACACCGCTCCGAGCGAGGACATGCTCCAGTGACCGGCGAACCGCAGGCCGACGCCGGTCCCAAGCGCAAGCCCAAGAACTGGGCTGCGATTAACGGGGCCTGCAAGATGGCACCGCTGACCGACGGCAGCAAGGCGAAGGAGTGCCCGCACTGCAAGACGAGCTCCAGGCTCCGCGTGTGCCCCTTCTGCCGACGCAGGAAATAGCCCCCCCCAACCCCCCGCCCACGCTGCGGCGACGCGCACCCCCTGCGAATCGTCGCCGCAGCCACCCAACAGCAAGAGGTCACAATGAGCCTTCTCCAACGCATCAAAGACGCCGGGCAAGACTTCGAGTGGTATCCCACCACGGATGAAATGCTCCGCGTTGTCGCCGACAGCATCAACTCCACCGTGTGGAGCGTGCCGCACCACCTCCGCGAGGTCTTGGATGGGATTCTCGACATTGGCGCTGGCGACGGGCGCGCCCTGCGGTACTTCCGCGACCACTGCGAATGCGCGCGGAAGCTCATGGCGGTTGAGAAGTCGAGCATCCTCACCCAAGAGTGGCCGGGCGACGTGTTCCCCGTGGGGTGCGACTTCACGCTGCAAAGCCTGATGGACAAGCCTGTGCGGGCCATCTTCTGCAACCCCCCATATGGCGAGTACGCGCAGTGGACCTGTAAGATCATCCGGGAGGGGTTCTTCTTCAGCGCGTACCTTGTGATACCGCGCCGCTGGAAGGAGAACCGCGATATCGTGGACGCCATCGCGGAACGCGGCCTCAAGGTAGAAGTGCTTTGGTCCGGGGACTTTCTCGACGCCGAACGCTCCGCGCGCGCCATCGTGGACATCGTTCGCCTGCACCACGGGAGCAGCAAATACGACCAAGCCAGCGAAACGGACCCCTTCGCGGCATGGTTCGCGTCGCAGTTCCAGTTCTCCGAAGGCCCCAGCTTCGACGAACACGAAGGCCAAACGCTGCGGGACAAGGCGATGGTGTCCGGGCGCAACCTGGTCGAGGCGCTGGAAATCCTGTACCACGACGAACTTTCACGGCTTTGCGACTCGTACAAGGCCATCACCGCGCTTGACGTGCAGACCTTGAAGGACATCGGCGTCGAGCGCGATGCCATCCGGGCGGCGCTGAAAGAGAAGATCAAGGGTCTGAAGAACAAATACTGGCACGAGGTCTTCAACAATCTGGACAAGGTGACATCTCGCCTCACCAGCAAATCCCGCGAAGACATGTTGAAGACCTTGATGTCTTCAACGCACGTCGATTTCGACGCAAGCAACGTCTACACCGTGCTCATTTGGGTGGTGAAGAACGCCAACAAATATTTCGACAGCCAACTCGTCGAACTGTTCAAGTCGCTGGCCTGCAAGAAGTCTGCAATCCCGTACAAGAGCAACATCCATTGGCAGGACGGCTCGTGGCGTTCCATGACCGGGTGGGACATCCACAATGGCAAGGGTGGCAAGTATGCACTGGACTACAGGTTTATTCTCGACGGAAACTTTTACGGTAAAGATTGGTATTGGGATGCCGACAGGCGGCGCTGGTCGCTCTTGCAGGACATCTGCACCATTGCCCGCAACCTTGGGTTTGACGGAATCAACGATGCTGACCTGCGGAGCGAGAAGTGGACCCCCGGTGAATGGCGAGAAGCGCGTTTCAACGGTGGCATCCTGTTCGCCGCCAAGGTCTACATGAACGGGAATATGCACCTGAAGTTCAACAAGGAACTGATGGGGCGCTTGAACGTGGAGGCCGGGCGGCTGCTCGGGTGGATCACTTCGCAGAAGCAGGCCGACGAGGAAATGGGCGAGCACGCAGCACGCGGCGCATGGGGCACGGCCTTCGCGCTCGACATGTCCTGCGTGAAGGTCCTGGCCGCATAGCAGCCACCCCGCCCGCGAGTGTCGTGACCGGGTAAGCGGATAGCCCCGCCGGGGGCCTGTACCCGGCAAGGAGCAAGCATGAACGACTTACCGGTGTGCAAGCTGTGCGGCGTGGTCGCTGTCAGGTTGCAAGAACAATTTGAGGACAGCGAAGAGCCTGTCCGCCACCCGCTGGCGACAACCTACCAAAGCATGTGCCCACTTGAACTAATCATCATGGATGAAGACCAGTGGCGCACCCTGATGGCCCCTCCGGTCGTCACCGACGCAATGGTGGAGCGGGGGGCTGATGCTATGGAAGCCATAACCTGGCCCGAAGAGCGCGTGTCGTGGTCAGACATACGTGCCGTGCTCGAAGCGGCGTTGAAGGAGTAGACCATGCTCGCTGAACAACCCGCAGGCCACGTCACTACGCCCGTCATGCCCGCGAGGCCGCTGTGCATGATCGGAGACACCAACCTGTGCCCCGTTGTGTCTGAACTGCGCGAGCGGGTGGAGGCGCTGGAGTGGCTGTGCGAGGTGGAGCAGGTTCACTACACCGCGTTCTGGACAAAGGAAGCGAAGCAGGAATGGCGCGTGACGCTGGCGCACGCCCGCAAGGAGGCCGGGGTATGAGCAAGCGCAAGCCTGAATGCGACGGATGCAATGCCCTGCGCAGTCTGTGCGACAAGCTGTGCGATCAGCGCAACAAGGCAGAAGCCGACTACGCCGCCGTGAAGGCCGAGCGCGACATACTTGTCCAGACCTTTGCCGAAACCTGCGCCGAGCTTGGGTGTGCGCAGGACAACGATGCCGCGCTGATGGCGATTCACGCCCTGCGCACCCAGCGCGACGAGTTGGCGCGGGCGGTGGAAAGGCGAGGGTACATTGGCAACGCCACAATTGGTGGGTGGTGCGACCACTGCCTGGTGGATATCGGCTCTTCCCACGCCCCCGGCTGCCCCGTGGCGCTGGCGGAGAAGATAACGAAGGAGGCTGGCGATGGGCATTGATACTGAATCCATGAGAATGGAGGCGCGATTTGCTGGAAAGGGAAACCCGAGATACCCAACGATGCTGCTTTCCGCCGCCGACGAGATCGACGCCCTGCGCGCCGAGGTGGAAAGGCTTGACTTCCTGGCTGACGCGTTGACAACGCGCCTGGCGATGGCGCGAGGCGAGTTGCCTAACGACTGGTCGCGCGCTGGTCGGCTTGAACTTGAGACATGCATTGAAGCCGCCAGAGCCAAGGAGCCCCCATGCAAACCGTAATCACGTGGACGCGCTACGACGGCACGCCGGAGACGCTGCCGAAAAATGGCACGCGTGTCATTGTCGAAGCGGCTTCGCGCGGCATGACGGATCCTTCCTGCGTCTACGACGGGAGTGCGGTGTACCTAAACGAAGCATGGCGCTACGCCAGCGGGCGGGACATGGGCTGTGAAGTTGGCGACTGGCACGCACCGTGGCCCGCCGCGCAGCAGGGGGTGAAGTGATGCGCGCTGAAATCGACGCGTCCGGTACGCTGATCATCACTGCGGAAACGCGCTTGGAGGTGTTCGCATTGCGCACGTGGTGGACTGATTTCACAGACCCCAGTGACCACCCCAAAAAATATACCATGCGCGCTCGCTACGATCTTACGGACCTGGAGAAAGAAGCGAAGGACAACACCTGATGCTCACCGCCCTCGGCCCGCTCATCCCCCCCGAAGACCTCGCCGCGTCCCTTGGCTGGACCGTCAAAAGGCTGTATGCGCACGCCAAGGAGCTTGGCGGCATCAAGCGCGGGCGCGCGTGGCTGTTCTACTCTGCCAACGTAGAGCGCGCCCTGCAATGGAGGACAGATGCCAGTAACGAGGAAGGACCGGCGCGGGACGCCGGTAATCTACGGGAGGGTGAAACTACCCAGCGGGAAGCACCGAGAGCAACGGTGCACCACATGGCGCGAAGCCGTGGCGTGGGAAGAAACGGTAAGGCTGACCACGCCGGACCTGTCGCAGACCGACACGGTATCCTTGGCGGCGCTCTTCACGGCGTACCTGGACCACGTGCAAGCGCGGGGGATGGCGGAAAAGACCTACGGTGAAAAGCAACTCGCCTTTCGCGAACTGCTGGCCGACGTGCGCCCGTCGCTGCCCGTCAAGCGCGTGAGCTACGCCATGGTAGAGGCCCACCTTGACGGCGTGGCAAGGCGCGTCAGCGGGGCGCAGGCCAACCGGCGGCGCAAAAACATCGTCGCGGCGTACAACTGGGGCATCCGCTCTCTGGGCCTCGACGCGCCTTGCCCGTGGCGAGTGGAGCGGTACAAGGAAGAGCAACACGCCAAGCACGTGCCGACGCCCGAAGAGTTCTGGCGTGTGTACGCAGCGGCATCGCCCGGCGTGCAGGCCCTGCTGATGACAGCGCTGCACACCGGGGCGCGCCGGGGCGAACTGTTCCGCATGCGGTGGGAAGACGTTGACCTGACCAACCGGCGTATTCGCCTGTGGACGCGCAAACGCAAGGGCGGGCTTGAGTCCGACATCATCCCCATGACCGACGAACTGCACGAGGTGCTCACCCGACACCGGTTGGTCACGGGCCTACTCGGTAGCGTTTTTGTCAGCGGGCGCGGGCGCGCGTGGGAATACGGCAACGACGTGGTGGTGAAGCTGTGCGACAGGGCCGGTGTGCGCCGGTTTTCCTATCACGCCATCCGCCATCTGACGGCTTCGATGCTGGACGGCGCAGGTGTGGCTCTGTCGGTGATCCAGGCCATCCTGCGCCACAAGTCGGCGGTGACGACATCGCACTACCTCGCATCGCTGCGAGGGGTCAGGGCGTCGCTGGATGGGGTGTTCGGCGGGCCAAAAAGTGAGCCACCGAGTGAGTCAAGCCTGGCAGCCTCACACTAGGTGGCCCGTAAAACAGTGTAATCATTGGTGGGTCGTGCGGGTCTCGAACCTGCGACTCTCTGCTTAAAAGGCCGAAAACAAGCCGCCAAGTTCCTGATATTCAAGGCTGTTGGTCAGCGGGGAGACGCGAAAATCACGGTTGATTCACCTCGTAAAAGTGAGTCGCGAGTGAGCCGCCCGGACGCCCACCGGAGACGCCAAAATGAGCATCACGATCACGAGCCGCACGAGCGGCAACGACGAGGTGGCGGACGTGCGCGTGCCGGAGCGGGTATACTCGGTCACGCTTGACGCGATGGACCGGGAGCTATGCGCGCACGGCGCGGACAGGGCGTGGCTGGTCGCCAAGCGCGTGGCGGAACAGGTGCAAAGCGCGGTGCGGGCCGCGATGGCGCAGCAATGAAAAGCCCCCGGAAGGGGGCCTTGCTATTATTCCTCGTCCACCGGCAGTTTCTCCACGTACACGTTAAAACTGCACCCGAAGACGGTCAGATCGGTTGTCCCGACTGATTCGACGTAGGCCGCCGGGGGGGTGTTCGCCCCAAAGTCCGGCACCTGAACCTCTGTCCAGTCCACGTCAGGGACTGTGCCCGTTGGCACGGACGGCATGCGCAAATGCGTCATGACGCGGGCAACGTGGTGCGACTGGTTGGCAACAATGTAGTGGCTGTTCAGGTCAACGCCGGTCGGTGTGCGCGTGCCGATCAGCGTGTCGTCGAGATAAACGTCGTGTCCCTGGATCGGGTTGTCTCCGCTGTCGCTCTCCAGCTTTTCGGCCCACACATCGGTGAGCACGATCCCGCACTCGTCTGCGACGGGGTTCCACCACACCTTGATCTTGGCACCCATGCGCGGCTCGCCGAGAAGATAGCGGAACACGTACCCAGGCGACACCAGCGCGCCGTATTCTGGCGCTTCATTCTCGCTCACGCCACCGGGGATGCACGCTGAAAATGTCTCCAGCGTGCTACTTCCCTGTTCTGTCGTGACGTTCGGCTTGTCCGGCCTGTAAGAAATGGTACCAAGGAAGGCAAGCGTGTAATTGTCGTTGAAAAACGAAACAATGCTCCACGCCTCTTGTAGCGGAGTCTGCTGCTCCGTCATGTCCTCCCATCGCGGTTCGACTATTTCAAAAAACGTATCGGCATACTGACCCTGCATTTCAGCAGGCAGTGTGTAATAGAACTGGCTCCAAGCCTGATAATACCCGCTCCACTGCTGGTAGTAGGTATTCCACGCGGTCATTTTCTCGACCCACGCATCGTAGAATTCAAGCCACCCGCCGGACACATCACCGATATTGGAATACAGACCGTTGATGTACAGGCAAACAGACACGCACGGTCGCGGGTTTGTTTCAAACCCGATAATTACAGGCGAGTCAGGGCTGCGTCCGTCAAACTGCACCAGCACGCGGTCTTCGATTACAAACACCAGCGCGCCGCACGTCATGTAGCTTACAGCCACGCTGCTGTGCACGGAGCCAGCGTGCGGCCCGTCAGTGATTTCGATTGTGCAGAGCCCGGTGTCGTCGTCCTTGGCCGTGATGCGGGCATGGGCATACTGCGGTCGCCACTTTTCAACACCTGGGCGCATGGCGGCGTTGTAGAACACAGCCGCAGGAGTCCCGGCCAGCACAGGCTGCACTGTCCCGTCGCGTGCCTGCGAATAGGTGGCCTGATTGCCGTAGCCTGGCCTGATCTGGATGTCTGGCCCGTCCGTCGTGTTGCCTATCTCGACGGTGCCCACGTCCCCGGCAAGGTCGCCTGTCCAGTCGGCGCACCAACACTCCATGTCGCGATAGTCGGGCAAGTCTTCGAGCCGAGAGAGCTCAAGGGCTGCTGATGCGCGCTGATTCGTAGCGTAGGTGTATTCGTTCTCTGCTGCGAGAGACGCCGCCTTGGCGTCGCGCACAAGCTTCTCACGAGCCTGCACAACCTCAGCATCTCCACCGATCGCCGCGTTCAGGTAGTCTTCGGCAGCAAGCATGTCCGCGTATGCTGTCGCCCGCGCTTCGGAAAGAGTGACCAGCGCGGCATCAAGGCGGGCAATCTCGCCCGTTAGTTGGGTGCGCCGGTTCTGGATGCGCCAAACGTCAAGCCGCATCCGCACGGAGTAGAGGCCGTTGCCCAAGTGCGACAGGACTGTGCCCTTACCCACCCGGAATCTCCACGGTGAGGTCGACGTATTGCAGTTCCGTTGTCACCACATACTCACAGCCGGTCAGCGTCACCCATTGTGGTGTGCTCGTCGTGCCAATGTTCAGCCGGTCGCCGGGCCTGGCCACGGTTTCAGCGGACGCACGCATGCGAAGGCTGCTGGTGCCGTAGTCGAAAATCTGCGCGCCAACCGGCTGGACGTCGCGCGGGGTGTTGTTCGACACAGAGGCGCCGTACCCGGAGACCGTCAGCGTGCTGTTGCGCGTACCCTGCGACAGGGTGGGCGTGGTCAGGGCCGCGCGGGCGATTTCCGTTTCAGCGGACGCGGAACCGTCGGCATAGAGGTAGCCCTTGCTGACGACCATGACACTCTGGCCGTCGAGGTGGTCCGCGAGGCCGAGGAAGGTATCCATCCCGCCAGGCACGTAGGCGGCAAGCCACGGCGTGTTTCCCGCGCTGTGGCGGCTCTGAAAAGACGTCATGGGCACACGGGTTTTTGTGCCGTTCGGGCGCACGAGGTCGAGCACGTAGACAACCTGCGTCTGCGCGTTGACGCGGATGACGATCTCGTAGGCCGGGACAGGGGCGGAATACGCCAATTCCGCAGCCGGTATGCTGATTGAAAAAGTGGTCATGCCGCTGGCCCAAGGAATAGGATGCCCGCCGCGTTCCACCAGAGTTGCAAGCCTTCGCTCGTGGTCGAGAGCACGGACGCTGCGAGGGCGATGCATACCAAGGGGATACCGTCGGCCCCGTCGTCAGCCCACACCACGGCATAGAGCACATCCGAAATGTTCAGCGACTCCCACAACAGGGTGTCAGCGGTATACTTGATCACGCCGCCTGTGACCGTGCGTGCGCAGTTGGCGAGCGTGGCCCCGCCAGCAGTGTAGCCTGCGCCTGACGCCTCGTGCGTGGATATTGTACCTGCGAACGCTTCATGCTCGGCGCTTGGCGTGTAGGTGTTCTTGACGAGAGCGACCTTGATGGTGTCGGCCTCCCAATTCACGGCACCATCAAACAGGGCCAGGATACCGGCGGTGTACGGCGTCGAAGAAAGGGCGTCGCTCACGACAGGGCCTCCTTGACCAGCAGGTTGAACGAGATCGAACCGCCTGCGTCGCTGAATCCTTCCGGCGCGGCGCTGAACGCGCCCTCTTCGGTCACGACGGTGATAAGCGCGTAGTCCCGCAGTAGCACGCGCAAAGCCGCGTCTTGCTCCTGCGTCAGATCGCTGGACGACATGACAACCCGCAAGGTGCGGTCTGCATGCGTGAACCCCGTATCGTTGAAGTGCGCCCCGCCATCGAGCGTCGCCACGCGGGACACGCGGCGCGACCAACTGCGCAAGTCGCTGTCCTCATGCAGATGGCGCAGCAGAACGGCACCGGTCAGGGAAAAAAGTTGCGAGGCAAGGGCGATCTGCATGCGGCCTCCTAGATGCCCAGCAGGAATTCTGATTGCTCTGCCGCCACGCGCAACTGGATGCGCTCAAGAATCTTGAACATGATGGCCTCAAGTTCGGGCGCAAGTCCGTCCGCGCTGATGCTGATCGTTTGCATGCCCCCAGCGTAGGCGTTGGCCCGCGCCTTGTTGATGGCGATTTGCGAGGACACAAGCTCTTCCTGGAGCGCAAGCGCCTTGTCGCGCCGGGCATTCTCCGCCTTGACCTGCCCTTCAATGTAGTTCTTCTCGAAGGTGTCGAGCGAGCCGAAGCCCTTGAGTAGATCGGTGATGACGTCGCCTGTCGATTCGATGGAGGTGTTGATCGAATCGAAGGCAGACTTGATGCGCTCGGTTTCAGCCTCGATGCCCGCGACCTCGATCTTGCCCTTGATCTCAAGCGCAGACTGGATGATGTCCGCGTCGCTCTTGATCTTGGCGATGGCGACCTGATCGACCGACATGTCGATTTTCTTCTGGTCGGGGATCGCCTCAACAGCCTGGCCAACACCTTTGATGGCGAGCACACCGTCTTGCCCAACGGTGATATCCACGCCCTTGACCTTGGGGATGGTGTCCAGCGCCTTATTTGTCGTGGCGATGGCAGTGGTGTCCGCATCCGCCTTGACCTCGACCACTTTCTCGTCGGGCAGTGATTCTATCTGCTTTTCGGCGTCGTCAACTGCGGCGGTAAAAAAGGTCACCGACTTGGCGCTGAACTCCACGTCAACGTCGTTCGGCACCTCGGTGACGGCTGCGGTCACCTCTTTGGCCTTGCGCACCATTTCCTCGGACGCCTTCACGCGTTCCAAGGACAGGCGCAAGTCGTCCTCACTGGTGTCGTTCCAGTTGAGCAGGCGGTACACTGCCTCGCCCAGCGCATCACCAAAAGTGCGGACGGCCTCCGAGTTGTTGTACATGGCCGTGCCTAGGGCGTATCCGCCGCCGAATGCGGCGACCCCGGATACCACGAGTCCAAGCGGGCCGGACACAGCGGCAAGGGCCGTGCCGAGCGCGCTACTCGCGCCGGTCATGCTGCTGATGGCAGAGATCGCGGCGTAGGTGTCGCGCGCGAGTTTCAGCCCCAGGATGCCGGAAAGCAGGTCGAGCACGTTGTTGAGCCCGCCGACCACGCCGAGCAGGGAATCCAGAGCGGTAGTGAAGCCCATAAACTCGCCGATACTGGACTGCGTGGCGTCGTCAAGGTCTGTGAACCTGTCGATGGCCTCGGCAAGCTTGCGCACGAAAGGTTCCCACGAGGTGAGCACGCCAGCCGTGACGCGAGTGAGGGCTTCGACGCCATCCACGAGTTTCTGAATGACGGACGCAAGGCCGTCCGGCGTGGTGATGTCCACATCGGAGAACATCGCGATGAACAGTTTCTCAATGGCCGCGCCCACATCTCCGAAGGCGTCTATGGCCCCGGTAAAGTCAACCTGCGTCAGCGCCTCAGGAAGGGCCTTGGCGACAGCCTTGAACAGCGCCTCTGCGTCCTTACCGAAGCTGTTGATGGCGGCGAAAATTTCGTCGAACGCGCCTTCCTTGAGGCCGAATCCCACCCCCGCGAACACCTCACCCAGGGCGCGCGCCGTCTTGCCGTACTGTGCAAGCAGCGGCTCGCCGACCTGCACAAGCGTGACTTCAAGGTTGTTGGCAAGGTTCTGGTTCGACTTGGAAAAGTTGTCGGCCATCTTGGCATAGGCCGTTTCCGTCGCCCCTGCGCTGTTCTTCATGGCGTCAAGCGCGCCTTTGAAGCGGTCGGCACCCTTGCCGGTGAGAATGAGCACGCTGTTGAGTGCATCGACGCTGCCGAACAGTTCAGCCATCTTGGCGGTGTTCCCGCCGGTGCTGCGCTGCACATCCTTAAGCACGCCGTCGAGGCCCTTCGACTTGAGCGCGGCGGCGTTGAACTGGATGCCGAGAGCCTGCGCCATCTTCTCGGCTTCGGTGCTGGGCTTGATGATGGACTGGAGGGCTTGCTTGATGCCGGTAATCGCCTGCGACGTGGGCAAACCCGTGGCCGTCAGCGCAGCGATGGCCGCGCCCAACGTCTCAATGGGCACACCGGCTGTCGCGGCAAGGCCGGTGACCTGGGCCAGCGACGCGGCCAGTTCGGGAATCGTCGTCTTGCCAAGCTCGACGGTTTTGAAAAACACGTCGCTGTAGCGCGATGCGTCCTCGATCTTGGCACCGTAGGCGTTAAGCGTGGAGGTCAGCAGGTCATACGACCCGTTCAGGTCCGCCTGCCCGGCCACGGCCAGCTTTTCGGCCACAGCCAGCCCGGACAGCGCATCCTTGTAGTCCACGCCCGACGAAATCGCGTTGTAGATGGCCTTGTTGATGTCGGCCAACCCGCTGCCGGAAGTGCGCGCGTAGTCGAGGATGTTGTCCTTGAACGCACCCACCTCTTCGTCGGTGCCGCTGATGATGGTGCGGATCTCGTTGAACGAGTCGCCAAACTGCCCGGCTGCGTTGATGGCAAGCGCGAAGCCTCCGGCCACCAGCGTGGCAATGGCAGCTTCGGTCGCCAGCACACCCTTGGTGAAATCGGCAACCGGCGTGGTCACGCCTTGCAGAGAGTCGGTGAATCCGCTGATGCGGTTGCTCACGGAATCCACGGCCTTGGACATGTTGTCCACGCCGTTGAAGATGATCTCGACGGTGCGCTGTGCGTCAGCCACGGGCTACCCCCTGCGGGAATTCTGCTCTTCGTACCATCGGGACCACAACTCCAATTCCGTGTGCGTCAGGAAACCTTGAGGGAACAGGTCGGGCCTTGTCTGGTACAGATACCCGCCCTGCTGGTGCGCGAGTGCGAGCGAGGCCCTTACGTCGTCGCGTCGCCAGAGGGCTTCGCTTTTCCCGGCACATGCCCGGCACCGGTCAGCGTGCTGATTTTGGTTGCGAGGCCGTACATGTCCACGGGCAGCACGCGGAACAGCTTGATGACAGCCTGCATATCCAGCTTCGGGGATACGCAGCCGTATTCGACCATCGCCATGCGCTTCGCCATGTCGTCGGGCACCTTGTCACCGACGCCCAGCGCTTCGCGCAGTGAGGCCACGCGCTCGGCGTCGGAACCGGACAGCAGCCCGGCAGCGAGTGCCGCAAGGTCGCGGTTGCGCTGCGCCGCCTCTTGCACGCGGGCAAGCTCCTCCCCGGTAAGGGACCGGACCCGGAAAACCGGGTCGGCCCCTTCGGGGAAAAAGCCCGCCAGTTCGGGGATTCTCACCTCTTCTTCACGGGGCGTGAAGTCGGCCTTCATGAACCCCTTGAGGTCGAACCCGTCAGCAGGCTTGCGCGCCATTATTCAGCGACTTCCTTCGCCGCTTCGCTGGCGTTGATGGTGAACGCGCCCTGGATGTTCCCCGACGCCGGGAAGGTGCGGGAAATGCCCAGCTTGCCCTGCGCCAATTGGTAGGGCGCGCGCAAGCGGTCGGGGAAAAACTTGAACCAGAGCACCTTGCCCTTCTTGGACACGATGGGGTCGGTGATGCCGTCCTGCAACATGGCCGAGAACGAGCCTTGCCCCAGCGATGCCGACGTGGCCGAGACGGCCCCGCCGTACACCGCCGTCGAGGTGGTGCTGTAGGACTCTTCGGGCGGCACGTAGTCGAAGGCGTTGGAGATTTCCGCGAACACCGGCTCGTAGTATTCGGCATAGACCTTCTTGGGAACGCTGCCGGTGTGGATCAGCGGCAGGGCGCTGACGAACTCAACGCTGCCCTCGCGGTAGTTGATGTCGAACAGAGGGTAGTCGTAGCGCTCCACGGTGTCGCCGATGACGGAGCGGATTTCGGCCTCGGCCACCACTGCGGCGGTCGTGCTGGTCAGACGTACCTGGCCGATTTCGATGGACCCGACCGGGATCAACGGGGGGCCACCAGCCGCGCCACGGGTGGCCGAGAACGCGGTGGACTCGGTGCCCGCCACGGCGGCGAGCGCGCCGGACGAATCCACGGTGATGGAGGTGATGCGGTAACCGTTGGTCGTGCCGCGCGTCGCGGTCACGTCACCAGCCGCCACGCTGGTAAGCACGCCAGCCAGGTAGCACGTCAGGGCCGCCACGCTGACCGCGTTGTTGGTGCCCGCCTTGGGCGTGATGGCCCCGCCCGTGACAAGCCCGTTGGGGCGCACCACGGCGTCGAAACCGGATTCGCCGGACCACAGGTCTGCGGCGCTGGTAAAGGTCGTGTGGTCGCCGCTGTCGGTCAGGGCGGCCATGGCGCTGAACTCCTGCCCGGCCTCGTAGAAGAGGGCGGCGTTGTCAGCAGAACGTGCGCTGGGCATGGTCTTGTCTCCTTGCCTGCTTATTGGTTGTACGGGTCGCCCCGCCGGGTCTCGTATGCGACTTCAAAAGATGCGACGACGACAACGGCCTGCATCGCCTCGTCGGGATACTCGTCGATGCCGCCTCCCGCGTAGGTGACGGATGATGCAAGGTCATTCAGGGTTGGGTCTACTCCCATGGCCTTGATGATGTCGGCAAGGGCCTGCTCGCCCAGTACGGAAGGTGACGTACCTCCGTAGATCAGCGCCGCGTTGATCTCTACGGGCATCACGTGGGCGTCGGTGCCGTACTGCGTCTTGCTGCTTGTCTCGACCTGCGGGAACACCACCACGGCGGGAAAGTCGCTTGCGTCGCTGAATCCGCGCTTGCCGCGATGGACGTGCGCGCCGCACCCCGTGTTGTAGCCGTTCGCCACGGTGATGGCCGCAAGCGCCGTCATGATGCGCTGAATGATCTTTTCGCGGATGCTGTCTGCCATGCTACTTCACCTTGAACGGGCCTTGCTTTTGGAAAAACAGGACGATGTAGTGGTTCAGCCGCTGCGGGAGGTAGGCGCTTGCGTACTCCTGCGTCTTCGGCATGGTCCGCTTGTCATACACCGCCGGGAATGAGGGGCCGTAAATCTCGCCAATGGGCAAGCGCTGGACGAGGCCGCTGGGCGCTGGTCCGGGCTTCTTGCGCCAGAACACGCCCTTGTGTCCGCTGGGCATGGTGGCGATCATTGCGGTGGGGATGACTTCGCTCGGATTGTCCAGCAGCACACGCACGCGCACGCCCTGCTTGTTCTGCGAAATTCTGCCGCGCTCCGTGCTGAACTTGATCAGCTTGTTCGGGCGGCCCGTCAGCGTCACCCGGCCAGACAAACGCGAGTAGTTGGCCTTGACGGCCTTGATGCACTTCTTGCGGTCTGATGCCTTCATGTTGATGTAGCTGGACCGCTGGGCAACGTCGGTCTTCGTCACATCCACGGTGTCGTTGATGGCAAGCCTGATCAGCTTCTTGCTCTCCCGCATCGTCGCGCCAAGAAACGCCTGCGTCGCTGCAACGGTCAGCGGGTTGACATGGATTGTCGGCTGCGCGCTCACAGCGTCACCCCCAGGCTGGCGATAAGGCCCAGCGTCCACGTAGCGCCTGCCGCATCACCGTCCGTGATGCTCTCCACCCGGTAGGTGACGCCGCTCACGATGACGGTATCTCCCCGCTTCGGGCGGGCCACGTCAGCGGCGAGCACCAACGCAGTTGCGTCGAACAGGCGCAGCGCCGGGTCGCCCTGCTGCTGGTGGCTCTTACCCGTCAGCACAAGGTGGATGCTCGCCCCGTTGTAGGTCGCGGCACGTCCCAGCATGTCGGCGGCAAACACATCGGCGATCTGTTCCGCCACGTCGTCGAGGATGCCCATGTCGTGCCCCTATGCCGCCGCTTTCCAGCGGGCGCGGTTCCATGAATAGCGGCCCCACGGCTTCTTTCCCCATGGATCCTTGCTTGTCGCGGCCGCTACGTAATGGTCAGCTCCGGCATCCCATGCCCCTGCGGCAGGGCGCGTTGTACCGTCGATGTCCGTCGTGATCCCGGAAGCTGTAAGGTTGGTGCCTGCACCTCGTGCGGCAGAATCCGCTGCGGAAAGGTGGTAGTTCTTGTTCGTCGCGTCAAGGAACTGCACAGTCCCCTGTTTGCTGTTTCCACCCGGGGCATCAGATGCGACGCTCGAAATATTGTAATCGGAACCAGCAGCAAAAGTCCCAACGAATCCATCGGTAAATCCATGTGCCACACAGTTCTTAGCAAGCGTTGTCGAAGACGCTGCACGAAATCCGTTACCAGTACCAATAGCGGTAATGTTAAAAAGCTCACACCCAGTGAATGGGGCGCTCATATTGTAGCAATAACCAGAACCAGCGTAGTTGTATGAAATCACGTTATGGACATTTGCAGGCCCGTAAATACCGTGCCGCGTTGTCCCGGTGAAGTCAAAAACGCATTCATCAACAGTGAAGTCTGCTGGGTTATTAGACGAATATGGGATCATTGCGTCAGAGCCAGACGTGAACCGTATAAGCATGCAGCACAGCTTGATGTGTCGCGCCGTGCCGTCCGTCGCCATTGCACCGCCAGCTCCGATGGAGTGAGCCTTGGCTACGTCCCACACTCCGGCATGGCGCGCTTCTGCCGCAGCCGTTATCTTGAGATAGTAGGAAGACGACGTGGTGAACCCGGTCAGCGACGACGGCAACGCGCCCACATCGCCTGCGTAACACTCCCACACTTCAATCTCTTGCGCGGTGACCAGGTTGCGCTTTCGGGCCGCATATGCAGCCGCCAGCGTCGTATAGTCTCCGCCGCCAGCGGGCTTGATGGTGCGCGTCACGGTTGCCATGCGCTATTCCTCCATAGGGGCGCTAAACGCCGACAGGGGGACGACGGGGACTTCCCAGCCGTCAAGTGCAGACAGGGCCGCAACGTCCACGCAGGAGTCGATATCGAGCGACCATCCAAGCAGTTGTTCCGCAGGGAACAGCACGGGGTCGCAGCGGACCACGAGAAACTGCGCCCCGTTGCCGTCGGTGTTGTTCAGATGCTCGAAGCGGCCCCACTGGAACCCATCGGGGCGCACGGCGATGGCGCGGCCCCTGTCAGGCCCTGACGCGATGACTTGGATTTCGGCCACGTGTTCTCCCTACATGAAAAGCGCGGTCATCTTGGTGATGGTCGCTGTGGTGCTGCTGGTCGTCTCCGTGGCCTTGAAACGCACGAAGCGGGCGGGAACCATGTCCACGTCCTTGATGCCCTTGGCCGTGGCGTGCGTCGTTTCCACGATGGTCACGGGGTCGGTGGTGTCCTGGATGATGCCGCGCTCGACAGTGATTTTCACCGATCCGGTGATGTCGAACTGGTACGACAGGTAGCCGTTGCATCCCTTGTCCAGCAGGTCGAACCACGGCGAGGTAAGCACCTGCCCGGCGGTCATGGCCTGCGCCGCCCAAACGGACGTGGTGATCATGCGGGACATGCTACTTCCCCTTGCGCCGCTTGCTGAAAGCGGGCTTCGGTGCGGAGACGGGGGCGGGCGCGTCAGCCGGGGCCTGCTCCGCTTCGGCGGTCACGGCCCCTTCCGGCGCGTCCTCGACGGCTTCCACGGCCTTGCCCATGCGGATGAGCATGCGGGCCTCAGCGTCGTCCAGTTCCAGCACGTCGCCCACGAACACGGGGTTCCGAGCTGCGACGGTATTGCGCGTGATGGTCACGATCATGGCTGTGTCCTCATGGGCCGGGGCAGTCGCCCACCCCGGCCCGGCGGGAGGTGTTACGCGGTCAGGGCGTCGAGCATGGCCGCGAAGGATTCGGCGTGGCGAACCGCGATGTCGCAGTCCTGGAAGGCCACCAGCTTGAGGCGACCGGACGAGGAGCCGCTGTACGGGTCGGCCATGATGTCGAGGCCGCCCCACAGGCCGATGATCAGGTCGCGCCAGTTGCCGAAGAAGATGGCCGAGCAGACGCCGGACGACGTGCCCTTGGTCAGGGCGCTGGAAACCTGGTTGGTCACGCCAGCGCGGTAGCCGTTCAGCAGGCCCATGCCATCGGCCCCATCCTTCCACAGCGGGGTGTCGCCGCCCGTGGTGTTGATGAAGGTCTGCTTGAGCTTGCCGCGCACCTTGGTATTGGTCAGGTATCCCAGCGTGCCGATGTCGGCGTTGTCCACGGCGACTTCGGTTTCCAGCTGGACGAGATGCGACCAGGCCGGGGCGAGGCCGTTTTCGCCGCCAGCCACGGAGCCGATGCCGGAGGTGGCCGCGATGCCGGTGGGCTGGTTGTTGCTTCCGGTGCCGTGCAGGGCGGCAAGGTCCATGGCGAGGGCCAGCACGGCGGCGAGGTCTTCGCGCACCATCATTTCCACGTCCATGCTGGACTGCTGGAGCAGCTTGCGGGTGATCTGCGTGACGCCGGTCACCGTCTTGGGCGACATGGTGACCTGCGCCAGGGTCAGCAGGCTGTCGCTGGCGTTGCCGTCTTCGACCACCCACGACGCGGTGGCACCGCCGGTCTGCTTCGGAATGGCGACGTTGCCGACCAGCCCGGAAAGGATGGTGGCCCCCATCTGGCGGACCAGCATCTTGTTGCGCAGAAGGTCGATGAACGAGCCGGTCAGCAGGTCGGTCGCGACCACCTTTTCGCCGGTATGGTTGGTCAGGCCGTAGGAGAGGTAGTCGCGCTTGCCGACGGCGAGGGCTTCGTAGGGCACGAAGAAGCCTTCGGGCGCGCGGCCCAGCTTTTCGGCCACGGCACGGCTGCACTCGCGCTCGAAACCGGCATCCGACCAGTCCTTGTCGATGTGCGCGCGAATGGCGCGGAACAGCGAGTACTGGCGGGCTTCCTGTTCGGAGATGCCCACGGCGGCGGCGTTGTCCGGCAGCGGCTTGGACTTCTGGCCGTACTTGGACTCCAGCAGTTCGCGCCGGAAGTCGTCCACACTGGCCCCGGACTTGATGGCCTTGTCCACGAGTTCGCGGGCGTTGTGCTGTTCGCCGATGGCGAAGATGTCGCGCACGCGGGCCTGTTCCTTCTCGCGGGCTTCGTTGCGCACGTCTTCAAGCGCGCGCTGGTCCGCCACGGGGGCGGCGGGGGTGGTCGGCGCGGTGGCCGACGGGGACTGTTCGGCAGCGGGGGTGGTCATGTCTTCGCTCCTGCTCTCGATGAGCACGGTGTAGTCGTTGGATTCTTCGGCCCGGCCAACCCCTACGGTGGGGTCAGCGGGGACAGACACGATGGATATTTCAAGGGGTTCCCAATCCATGGCGCGGAAAATCGGGTCTTCCGGAGTGCTGTCTTCCTGACGCAGCTTGTGGATGATGTAATCGACGCTTACCAAGCGGCGAATGCCATCAATCACGTCGCGAAAGATTTCATCGGCCTGCGCGCCTTTACCGAAGCGCACGACTGCCCGGCCTTTCCGGTCAGCCCCGATGGTGACGGACTCAACCACACCGATCTGCTCGTCTCTGTCATGATTGAGCAGTAGGGGTGCGCCCGTCTTCAGCCTTTCCGTTCGCATTGACCCGCGACCGTGGTCGAGAATCTCCGTTCCCCACCAGCGCTTGACGGGGTACTCGGAAGAAAAGGAAAGTTCTACAGTGCGGTCGTTTTCGTTGATCGCCGCACGATCAACTTCGAAGCTGCGGCGCTGCGCAGACAACTTCATCGTCGATTCGTCAGGCATGCCTACGCCTCCGATGTGGGTTGCGGCACGTTCGGCAGTGCCGGGTTTTGCAAGGTCAGGCCCGCCGCAGTCGCCGCGTCCTGTTCTGCCTTGAGGTCGGCAAGCACATCCTCGAAGTCCACGCCCTGCTCGGCGGCGACCATGGTGCGCGACTTCGTGCCAAGGGCCACGGCGTACCCGGCGGCGCTAATGTCCTTGAGCGGGTCAACCCACGACCAGCGGCGAGGCTGGAACACAGGCGCGTTGAACTTCTGGAACTTCGACGCAGGCAGATTGAGTTCGCCGGTCAACAGCGCCATGCTCAAGGCCGCGCCGAAATCCTCACGCTCGTAGTGTTCGACCCACCAGTTTTGCAGCAGCATCCACATGTCGCGTTCATCGAGAACGCCCTGCCGGATACTGCTGAAATTCACGCCTTCAAGGTCACCAGAGAGGCCGGTGTAGGAACACAGCAGGCCAGCCGCAATTTCCCGAATCATCGCCTTGGTGAAGTCCTTGTAGGCGCTGGTCGGGTGCTGCGGATCCCAAGGGACGAACTTCATTCCGGTTGGCAACGCTTCCAAGGAGCCCGGGGCGGCATCCATCTGGAAGTCGCCCGCATCGTCGGTCTCTCCGCTGTACTCGCCGCTACCGTCAGTCTGAAAGAAGCCCATCTTGGCGGCTGCGGTGCGCGCGGCCACAAGCTCGGCCTCGGCATACCCGGCCAGCATCTTCATACGTTCGGCGACGGGCAGAAACCACGGGATGCCCCGCGTCTGGCCGGGCCGCTCCATGATGAACAGGTGGATGATCTCGTCAGCGGGCACGCGCTCAACGCTGCTGCCCTGAAAGTCATATGTGCCGTCGCCGGGGTGCCGGGTACGCAGGTGGTAGAAAAGCGGTTTCCCCCACTCGTCAATCTCCACGCCCATGCGGACCTCGCCCGCGAAACGCCCGTTTCCGCGCTGGTAGTTTGCGGTCTCGTCCAGCAAGTCGGGTTCGATGATCTGGCGGGTGTACCCGCCGGAGAACGCAGTGTTTTTGACCTTGCGAATCAGCACCTCGCCAGCAGTGGCGACGCAACGCAGGGCCATGCCAGACGCGGCCACCCGGTCGAGTTTTCCGTCGGCCGTGTAGCGGCCCTTGCGCCCGGACTCGCGATACCAGCGCTCGATGATGGTGTTTGCCAGCGCATCCGGCTTGCCGTTCGGCTCTGCGATCTTCATTTGCAAGCCGATGCCGTTGGGGCCGATGACGTTGGCGACCAGTAGCCCAAGGAACTTACGCGCATGCGGGTTCCACCGGGCAATCTCGCGGGACATGGAGCGGGCCTTGGTTAGCGACGACCGCACTTCAGCGTCAACGCTGGCTCCGCTGTTCGCCCACTGGTAGAGGCGCTGTTTCTCTGACGAGAAGGCGTTGCGCCTTGCCATTTGCGTAACCTGCTGGCGCAACCCCCGCACTTCTGCTTCCGGGGCAAATCCGCACTTGCGCATGAGGCCGGTCATGATGCCCATCAGTTGAACCTAACCATGATTCGCCCGCCCATGTTGTCGCCGCGCGCCAGCCGTTCCGCCGCCTGCTCACGCTTGTACTCGGCCCGATACTGGTCGCGGAGTTTCAGCAACTCGGCCATGCCGTACTGCTCAAGCCGGATTCCGCTTACTTCGATGGACTTTTGCCCCTTGGTCGCCTTGTTCAGGATTGTCGCCTCTATGGCATCCAGCACCTTCTTGACGTAGGTGCGCGCGTCGATGCCGTCCGCTTGCGTCGCGAAATTGGGGCGCACCGTGGTGACGCCTTCGCCAACCGTCGCGCGCCGCCCATCGGTATGCGTCACGTAGGCTTGCCATCTGTAGTCGCCAGCAACCCACTCCGCAGTGGTCGCAGCGGACACCGACGCGGTGTGCGTGTCGCCGTCGCTGCTGCCGGTGATCTGGATGCGAGCCGTCGCACTCACGAGCGCGTAGGAAAGCGTCCAGCCGTCACTCGCCGGGTAGTCCGGCAGCGCCAACTCCCACGATGCGGAATCACCAGCGACGAGCGTTGCGGGGATCGTCATCAGCGCCAACCTCCGACAAAGCCGCCGCCACGGCGGGGCCGATGATGATTGTTAGGACGCGGCGTGCGCGCTGGAACCACAGTGGCGTCCGGCTGCACTTCGGCAGGCGTAGGCGTCGGCTCCATGGGCGCAGGCAACACTGGGGCAACGTGAACCAGACGCGCCCGCAGTCGCGCAAAATTCGGGTTCAAAATGATGACTGCGGCGGTGTTGTAGACGCGCAAGTCCCACGCCTCGTTGCGGCGGCTATCCTGCTTCTTCACCCACTCGCGCCGGGCAAAACCCTTGACGTACCGGGTGACGCAGTGCTCGGCGGTCAACTGGTCGAAATACGTGGCATCGCGATCCGCCGGGAAGTGGCAGTAACCAGGCCCAGGCGTTTCGATGCGCAGCCGTCCGAAGCACAGGTCTTTCAGGGCATGTACGCCGATGGTGAACAGTGGGCATTGGCCCTTGTTCTTCGTGTTCGGCTTGCCTATCAGCGGCGCATCCGTGTTGCTCGCGCCCTTAACGGCGTACACCCTGCGGGTAAAGCGCGGGCGGCAGAAGTCATATGCGCGCTGGGTGTGGTGCCCCCCGGTATCCACGCAGGTCGCCGCGATGCGCATCTGCGCGCCGCTCTCGTGCTGGAATGACCGCAGCAGATAGTCGTCCATGTCCTGCCAGACCTGCGGGCGGGCAGGGTCGCCATAGAAAACGCGGTACGCCACGCTCCACGACTCCCAGTCTGTTCCCCATCCGACCACTTCGCACTCAAGGCGGTCATCCTGCACGTCTACAGCAGCGGTCAGCACCACGGCCCCGGCGGGCACCTCAGCGTCGTACTGTTCCACACGGGCCAGCAGCGCGCCCTCGTCGGCACCGTCACCACGTACTTCCCACGTCTCGCCCAGCGCCGTGTTGACCCACGTCTGTAGCGTCTCCGGCAACTTCTTGGCCTCGACGAATTCTTGCGCCATGCGCCCGAAGGTCACCCACGGCGAATACAGTTCGTTCAGGTGGAAACCCGCGACTCCGGGAATACCTTCGGCAGTCGCCCGCCACTCGCCGCGCTCAAGCATGCCCATCTTGTCAGCGTCGGTGATTTCCGCGCCGCACGCCTCGCACGTGTACGTGGCGAGGTCAGACCGTCCCTCTGGCCACACCACGCCAGACCACTTGAGCGTCTGCATGGTCTTGCAGTGCGGGCAGGGGACGAAGTAGCGGCGCTGGTCAGATTCCATGTATGCGTGCTCGATGCGGCTTTCACCCTTCACGGTCGGGGTGCTGGTCTCAACGATCTTGCGATTCCAGAAAGTTGTGGCGCGCTTATCGGCCAGCTTGCATGGGTCGCCTTCTGTCCCGGCGCTCTTCGGGTAGCGGTCAACTTCGTCTTTGAGCACGATGCGCACCGGGCGGGATGCCAGCGACGCCGGGCTGTTCGCGCCGCACAGCGTCAGGTGACCGCCCGGGAACCGCTTGTGCAGGATGGTCGATTCGCTGTCCTTCGCCTTCGCGTCGCCAACCTTTCCCCGGAGCGCGGGGGTGTCGCGCACCATCGGGGCAAGACGGTCCTTGGAAAATGCCTGCGCCATGTCCAGCGTCGGAAGCACCCACAGCATCGGGCACGGGTCAACGTCGATGTGCCGCCCGATGATGTTCAGGATGATCTCCGACTTGCCCACTTGCGCAGAGGACATCACGATGATGCGCTCAATGGCTTCGTCGCACATGGCGTCCATGATGCCGCGCTGGTAGGGTGCATCATTTGTCCGCCACCGACCCGGTTCGGCGTTTGCTTCGCTGGACAGCATCCGGTTTGCGTCCGCCCACTCGCTTACCGTCAGAGACGGCGGCGGCGTGAACGCCCGCATCACGGTGCTCACCACTGATTGCATCGTCGCCGCCAAGCTCACGCAGCACCTCGTCTATCATGTGCGCCAACGTTGCCCGCACCTCGCGTTCCGTCTTCCCGACAACCAGCCGGGCCGCCTTGGTTGGCACGCCCTGCAAGCGAGACCGCACGGCCACCACAATGTCGGTCCAGGAGCGCGTCACCTCGGCAGCCTCGACCAACTCTCCGCGCCGGACAGCGTTTTCCATCTCCTCGCGTATGCGCTTCTCTCGGGTTAGCAGCGCCGTTTCGCGGTCTTTGTCCAGAGTCTCGCCATCCGCCGACGCTGACCCAAACTTCCCCGTCGCTCTGCACCATGCAATGACCAGCGCCGGGGCGTAGCTGCTGCCTCCACGCCCACGACTGCTCGACCCCGGCATGCCCTCCTTCGCCCAGCGGAAAAGCGTGGACTCGTTGACGCCCAAAATGCGCGCCAACTCTACGCGGGAGACGGTGGTTGTGCTGGTCGTGCTCATTCATTTTGAATTAGTGCATGCTCGTAAAATGTTCACACCTAACGGGTTTTCGGGGCTCAAGGTCACCCGCCTTTCACCCTCTCCGGAAGAACCTATGCCGGGAGGGGTATCCCGCACTGTGCCGTGTACCCCCACCATCTCCGTCACGTCGCA